ACCTGACCACTAGAAGCTGTTGTTGCTCCTTTAGGTTCGTGAGCCTCAGCTCCTGATAGTGAACTATGTTGTACTGTAGCCATGAGGACCTCTTGAGTTGGAGTAAGAGGGGACCCGAAGGCCCCCACTAAGTTTAGTCTTTAATGTACTCAATGAAGAGCTTAGCTTTACCTGCTGTGAAGGTACCCGTAGGAACCACACGTAGGTAGGCATCATTAGCACCGACAGTGGCTGTGCCACCGACTAGAGCACCATCACAAGCTACAGCTTTGTTGGCTCCTAGAGCCGCTGTAGTGACAGCCGCATCAACACCATCGGCGTCAATGACAGTACCATCTTCTTGATAGAAGCCTACATTAATTGATGTACCACCAGCGAAGGCAGTCTCAACTACAATGTAAGCGTCAACGATGTACGAACCAGCAGGGATAGAAGCATCCTCACCAGAGTAGCCATCATTGGTACCATCGTTATCTAGGTCAGCTTTGAAGTCAGGTAGGTCATCCCAACGTAGGTCTGCGACCATACGAGAGCGAACTGCCATATCCGTACCAACACGGGCTGTGCCTTGCTCACCGAAGTGAACCTGCAAACCATCTTCGTTTGTCCAATTACCCATATCTTATTCTCCTTATACAGATGTGTTAGAAGGAATAACAATCAGAGACTCAGGACGGTACAACTTAACGCCGTAGCGAGAAGTAGTAGAGTACTTCGTAATCTCGTGATCAGGGTCATCCCATGATTTAAATTGAGGCATACGTGCCCAAGCACCTTTGAAAGGACCTTCCTCACCATTAGCACCCAAGAACATGTTAGCCGCAAAGCCAGAACAGTTCACAGTTTCTAATGTTTCAGTTCCGATAGTATCAATGAAGTTAGATACGTAAACATCAAAACCATATACGTTCTTAACGAAACGCATACCAGAAGTCATACCCTCAGCAACAACACCTTCAAAGTGTGGGTTGTTAGAAACGTTAGTCAAGTTAGTCAACGTCTCCAGAGTGTATGCTACAGAAGGGTCAACGATAGCAATACGGTTGTTCGCACTTACATTAGCCTTATTGAAAGACAAGTTAGCACGAGCAAAGTCTTTTACGTCGATTGTATTAGACGCACCAGTAGCTACGTAACGATGCTTCTCACCATTGATTAGGTTTGTTGCACCAGTTGTTTGAGAACCTTGTAGGGCCATGATGTTTGTCTCAAGCTCTTCTGCAATAGCACGAGTCTGAGCTGGAGCGATAGCCGCAACCAACTGAGATGCGTAAAGCAAATCTTCTTGAGCAGACTGAGTGATGAAGTGACCAGACTGTTTGAACTTGTCGATGGTCATTGTGAACTCACCTTTGTCCAATGGACGGAACTTCAGAGCCTCACCTTCAACGTAGTCATCTGAAGTCGCTTTACCGATAGACGGAATGCGGAAAGTAGATGAACCACTCGTGAAGTCATTCAACCAGTCTACCCATTGAGTAGCTTGAAGTTCTGACTCCAATGTTTGCTTAATCATAGACGATTGGATATCGTCATCAATCAAGACGCTGTTATTTTTAGTTGTTTCACCAGACATTGATTTCTCCTTTTAGTCTGTGTTATTTAAAGAAAGACTGACCTTGTTCGGCTTTGTCTTTTAACATCTGCTGTTGCATAGCAAGTGACTTCCACTGCTTAGGGTTCTTCCTAAGCATTTCATGGTAGTACTTAGCATCCCGTTTACTGGGAACAGATGTTGATGTATTCACCTCACCTGAGACAATAGGCTGTTCTGCTTTGGGTTGTGGTTGCCCCATAAGTGTTAGGAAAGACTTGGGAGACTTAGACGCTAGATCGTCTAGGAACTCTGCTGACACATTAAGTTCTTGAGCTTTCTTTAGAACCTCAGCCTGAGCTTCGGTACCGTAGGTAGAAACAAGAGCGTCCTGTACAGTCTTTAAGTTTTTCTTCACAACAGATTCTTGGTCACGTTTAGTTAGTGCATCTGCTAAAAGGCTTTCGATATCCTCTGGCTTTAGAGTGGTGTTCTCCTGACCTTCGGTGCCCTGTGTGTTAGGTACAGCAGAGACGGGGGCTTCCGTAGCCTTCTCCTGTAGTTTCAATAACAAAGCTTCAGCATGATCTTGTTCTGCTTGCTTTGCTTGTAACTCCTTCTTACCTTCACCTACAAGTTGATCGACAAAAGAGAGTTGGTTACTCTCGTCGTTCACCTCAGTTCCTTCAGAGCCAACTGGTTTTTGACCTTCGAAGATTTCCATTAATTATTCCTTTATCAATTGTTTCACAGCTTGGATAGCTCGGTTGTATCCATCTGTGTCGGCTCGTAAGTAAGCCCATGAAGGTGAGGAGTAGTCCTCAACCTTAAGTTCTTTAACCATACTGTCTAGGATTTTATCTAGCTCAGTAAAAGCTTTCTTAAAACTCTCTACCTGTTCTTTTCTTTTCTTCTTTTCTTCAGGTGTCTTAGCTTTCTTAGTCCATCTTGTATCCAAGTATAGCCTCCATTATAACAGAGTAGTTTATGTTTGTCAAGTCTAAAGTTCGTTTTGTTCCAATAAAACTTGTTCTTCTTCACCCTCAACCTGAGCGTTAGTCTGTGCCGACTGTGTTTCTAACTGTTCAGCTACTGTGATGTTCTCACCAAAGAGTTCTTTCTCACCTAGTTCGTCAGATAGAATCTGAGCCATCTTCTTACCAGACAGGTGAGCACCTACAGTAGCGTCACCTTGTTTGATCTGCCATAGTTGGTTAAGGTTAGCTAGACGTAAAGCTCTCTCAGCAAAGTGTCTAGCCCCTACAGGTTTAACTCTACCATCACCTACTAAGTCTTTCTTAGATACCTCAGAGTAGAGAGTACCTCCTGAAGTTGTGTCTACGATAACCTCAGAGCGATCCATGTTACGTCTACCTGTCTCAAGGAAGCCATTCATAAGAGGCTCTACAAAGACTCTTTCGTAGTGTGCTGTCTTGTGGTGGAAGATACGACTTGATGCGTTACCAAGCTGTTGAACCTCAAAGGCTGTTTTCTCACCCGCTGAGCGGATGCCGAGGGCTTCCTTAGGGGCACCTGCCATTTCCTCCATAGCGCTCTCCAGTGAGCTAATTTGGAAGTCTGCGTTCAAGGCTGTGGCATCAGGAACTAAAGCAGACACATCCCCATCGTCACCGATGTAGATACGTTCATGTGGTCTGTCTTCCCACTCCTCAACTTCTCCTTTAACCTTCCACTTAGGTGAAGCGATCTGATCAAAGATATCAGCCTTAAGATTCTCTAGATGGTCAATACGGTATTGCATACCTACTAGATTATCTAGAGGACCCATAGCGTATAGGTTATCAATACGTTCTCTCCACCCTGCGTGGTAGATACCATCATGACCTAACCAAGAAGGTTGTCCTTCGTTGATCAAGACATAAGCTCTATCAACAACAGTGATCACTCTGTTCTCGTGTAACTCATCCTTCGCTATGTCATACACAGTCCCGTAGAAGGTGAGCACCTCCACTGATCCTGACTGGTAATACTGACGAATATCTGAGAAACCATCAGCTACATAACCCTCACCTTTGTAAGTATCTGAAGTACTAGAGACAAGACCACGCATGTTACGCATCTCACCTAGGATACGAGAGTACTCAGGTTTGTCTGGATTGTCTTTAACGATCTTAGCTATTTGACCTAGAGATAAGACAGAGCGGATAATCTTATTAGTTGATTGGAAGTCTACTGCTGTAGGGTCAAAGACAATATCATTAGGGCTGATACGGACCACCTTAGGTCCTACGTAAGTAGTTACATCTTCCTCGGTCCCCTCAAGAGTTGTATACCCTCTCTCGAATTGGATAGTAGCAAAGCAGTTACCGTATGTGATGAAGTCATCTAACAGTTTAGATGAGACAATCTCAAAACCTGATTGGTCTAGTTTAGTTGACATGTAAGAAGTTACTGTCTCAATGAAAGAAGTCTCAGAAGCTTCTTTAGACTTAGCCTCCCACTTTAACCAGTCGTCTTGAGGGAACAATGTTGAGTAGTAGTTAGCATGTAAGTTGTCCTTTATCTGGGCAAGCTTAGGTCTAGTGGTACTGTTACTCCAAGGGTTCTTTCTGTTGGACGTAGTGGATGTGTCTGTAGCATACAGGTAGTTACGAAGCTCAAGCTTCTCCTCTAACCAAGAGCTTCTCTTACTGTT